AAAATGGCTGACGCACAGGCCGAGCGAGACAGGCAGATGTCATCGCTGACAGGTGCATTGGAAGTGCAGAATCAAGTGTTGAACAACGGGTTTGAACTGATGAAAAAGTTAGCCGCCGCAATTATTGGTGTGCTTTCAGTCGTAATTGGTGGAACACAGGTGATGTAAAATGACAAGATGTAAAATGTTAGATGAATGGTTTGATGTAAAGTCAAAAGAGTTAGATAAAGCAGAAAAGGAACAAAAGAAAGATTTGATTACGGGGGTTAAGAAATGAAAAGATTAGGTAAAATTATTTATATTCCCCCAGAAAGATGTTATTCCAATGTAAACATTGAAGAAACACCACATGGGTATAAGATATACAGGGATGGCGAAAGCAAACCTTTTATGTCATTACCCTTTAGTTGTGTAAAAGCAGTTGAATACAAGGAAGCGTGATAATATGGAAGAAATTATGTATTATGGAACAGGATTAGCGATTGTAGGTGCAGGTCTATACGGCATCTACATGAAATATCTAAAAGATGGAAAACTAACATTAGATGAAGTTATGGATATTGTTGAAGATGTTGAAGACATTGTAGATGATTTAACTGATGCTTATCCATCTTTAGCAGAATTAAAGAAAATGAAAAAGGCTGAATTAGTAGCACTTTGCGAAAAGTATAATATTGATGCTAAAGGTGTAAAGGCTGAATTAATTAACAGACTATCGGAGTTGAAGTAATGACATACTATTGTTCGGTTGCAGATGTTGGTTTAAGACTCGGTCTTGATAGCGCGCAGCGTAGCCGAGCAACCAATAGAATTACTTCTTGTATTCGCAGAGCGTCAATTAAAATAGACCAATGCTTTTTAGATTATGGTAGAGATGAACCAAGCGGTGTTATCCAAGAGACAACGCTTAGTGCGGCATTTGACCTTTCTACGGATTCTACGCAATTTCGTGTGGCTTCTTTTATCGGCTTTGACTCAAGCGGTGGGAAGGGAAACATTAACGGAGATACCTTTACATATACGAGTCTGCAAAATGTCGGAGGTTCACACTACATTCAAGGCGTTACGGGTCTTTCTTTCGACCACGAAAGCGGTGAGACCGTTCAATACGGTGAAATGGCTCATGTTGTTAGAGAAATATGTGCTGATATAGCAACAGGTATTTATCTTGAAGATGAGGCTACTCATCAGAAGTCTGATGATATGAGAGGCTATAATATGCGTGAAAGAGGATATATGGCTTTGCAGAGGTTAGCCCATTTAGGTAGTGCTTAATATGGTTCGTTCAACATTAAGAGTCGGCAAAGGTGGGCCAAGAGGCAACATACCTTTTACAGGTATGCGTGGTTCATCTAATAACTCTATTCAAATGCAATTTCGTCTTGATTGGGATGAAAGAGATTTGGTACAGGCTCTTGATAGATTAGGTTATGATGGCGATAAAATAATGAAAAATACTCTTAGAGGTGTTATTGAAATGGCTATTACAGATACTCGCAAACAACTAAAGAAAATGGCTGGGCCACTTTACAATATTAAAGTTCCAAATAAACCATCTAAGTCAATTCATACAACAATAGGTGATGCTCTAACTCAAGATGATATTCCCGGTTCTTCTTTTATTCGAGTGCATACTGCTTCTGACCCTGCACACGCTGATAAAGGAATAAAAGGTTCTCGTGGTCTAAATATATCAAAGATGTTGGTTCAAGGAATTAAACCTTTCAAATATTCCCGATTTTTACCACAGGTGGTACAATCAAGCGCAGGTTGGTATAAGTTTTCTGGAAACGCAAGAGATAACAGTCGTGCTATGCGAAAAACAGGCACACACCCCGGATTTACAAGAACATTTGATTACATACTTTATATTGAAACTTTTGTAAGAAAAGACTTTCCTAAATGGAGTAAACAAGTTGCAGAAGCGGCTGGATTAAAAGCAGGTTTTGGAGTTGAGTAATATGGGAATAGCAAAAAATAGTCATTATTGGTCTGCAAGAGTAGGTGGTACAGACCCATCAAGCCCAATAGGAGAATACAATAACGCTTGGAGTCTTACAGGTCTATCTGGAGATGGTTCTGTAAATGGTGACGCTTGGAGAATAGAAGGTTCTGGTCAGATATGGAGTCAGACAGTTGCAGATAGCGAAAACGATTTAACTATAATCTGTGCTATGAAGTATGTATCTAATCCAGATAACGATGAAGTTTTAATGACTCTTGATAATGGTTCTTACAGAGTAGAAGTAAAAGCAAATGGTTCAAATAATAAAGTAAAGTTAGTTGGTGCTACTACTGCTACTTCTTCTGATTTAGATTTAAGTATGGCAGAAGATGATGCAGTTCCAAGTCTTTTGCGACTTACTCTTGCGAATGACGGAACGGCAAGATTGTATATGCGAGAAATTATAGAAGATGACGATGCACAACAACATTATCTTGAAGTTACGGCAACATCTTCTGTATCACAGACTGCGTCTTTTGGTAATACAACAGGAACAGTTGATTGGTATGTAGCATATTATACTCCATATGGTGCTTATTCCCCAGACGAAATGGATATGTCCGATTGGACTACTAACTCTCTTATTCGCACAGGTCTGAATATTGTTAATGTTCTTAAAGCAAGCAATAGATTCTTAATCAAGACTCATGTCACAGAATCAAGTATTTTGTATGGTTACGACTTATCTTCGCAAGCCATGATAAATAGATTCAGACCTCCCACAATCCATGTCCTTACACAGAAATTAGAATCCCCAGAGTTTTTAGTTCTGGGAGGTCGTAGGACAGACCAGAGATATAATGTAATTATCTATGTTACAACTCGTGGAACAGATTACAAAAACGCATACCGTCTTGGTCTATCAATTATGGGAGAAGTTTTTGATGAATTGTATACTAAAACAGGACTTGAAGATGGAATTGATTCTCTAATATCTTATGATGCAGTCCTTGATAGTAAGATAGATGATGATGAAGTTGTTTGTGTTCATACTCTAACACTAACTTATATGAAAAAGATTCGGATGTTCCAAAGAGAAGTATAAGAAGTCTTTATTAGACAAACATACAGTGTCTGATATATGGCATTAAGTAATGTTCATAGGTATTTAGCCATTGGTAAAGAAACCACATATGCTACTGCGGTTCCTACAGACGCAGTAGGCGAAGTTGAATCAGAAACCTTTGGTCAGACTTTTGATGTAAACAAAAGAAGCGACATGAATTATTGGAATAGTAGACAAGCAGTTATGGGCAAAATCTCCTCCTCTGGAGGTTGGTCACAAGTCCTTCAACCTTGCCACTTCACAATGATGTGTATTCACGGTCTATTTGGAGACAACCCTACTGTCTTTGAATCAGCAGGGCCAACAACAGGTATAATCGCAGAACCAGCAATTACAAGTGTTACTGAATTACCTTCTTACACATTCCGCATTGGTCGTGACGATGGAGAGGCACTATTTCCGGGTCAAGTTATGGAATCAATGTCAGTATCTGCTTCTGTCGGAGAATACGCTATGATTTCATTTGCTACTATTGGTTCAACCCAGACCGCAGAGGCTGGTAGTTTAGGAACCGATGTTCCAACTTATACAGGAGATGCTTTGCATTTCGCAAAGACTTATGTAAACTTTGAAGAAGCAGCAACATCATCTGCATTTTCTTCAATGGTTCAGAGTATTGATTTTGAAATTAAAAATAACCACGATATAGACAATACTTACGCTCTTGGTTCAAACAGTGTAGCAAGAAAGCCACCTGTGACTACTCGTGAAGTAAGCGGTTCGATTACTTTCCACAAAATGACAGAAAGTGGAGACACAGGTCTTGACGATGCTATAACTTACGCTGAAATGATGGGTGCTACATCTGCTAATGGTGCGGCAGAAGTCTATCCGGGCAGTAGCACACCTGCGCTATCTGTTTTGTTTGAAGACAGTGCTACAAACTTTATTAGATTTGATTTCTTTAATTTACATTATGAAATGCCAGAAACATCAGTAAGCGGTAGAGATTCACAGACAATGACTGTAAAGTTCCATGCTCTGTATGATTTAACTGCTACTTCCACCGTAAAAGTTGCTTTTGAAAGCACAGACTCTGCTTTATCTACACTTGACTTGGATGCGTGATGGGGGTAGTTAAGTGCCTGTCGCAACCCCAGCAAACATAGCCGTAGAAACGATACACGGCACTCACCTAACATTAGGTGGTTTAATTGAAACATTTCTACAAAGTCTTACCGCCGGAACAGAAATATTTTCAATATCAGTAGTTAAACAAGCAGTAGGGAATAACTTTACTGCTACTATTGCATATGAAAGCCCACCATGAAGTGATATTCCATGATTAGCAACAGTAGTATAATTGCTAAATGGAACGAGTCAATGACTCGTATAAAAGTAAAGGAAAGTGATAAAAGTGCCTGTATTAAAGAAAGAGATAGAATTGAATGACGGAAAGAAGATTTGGGTAAGACAAGCCTCCGGTATGGATAAACTTGCTATTGAAAAAATCCAAGCCCAGACCTTTAGAAAATTTAGACATTTTGGAACAAACCCCGCAGAGTGGACTCCAGAGCAACATGAAGAATTTAATGATGCTCTGTCAGAAGCAGGTGCAGGTATTGATTCGCAAATTCAAGCATGGGTTCCAAGATGTGTAATTGAAGAAAATTTTGATATTAATACTCTTACTTCCGAAGAAGTTAGAGACATACTAAACTTCGTCAGAGGAGACGACTTAGAGGGTGCGGTCCCTTTGGATTCTTGACCTCTGTTGCGCCGATGTTATGCTCAACATTTAAAGGGGTCTTACCAAGTGATTTGTTTGAAAAATACGATTGTAAGGGTGGATGGATAAAATTAGATTATGATTTAGAAATAGCACTCGAAATTAGCAGTAGAATAAAAGAACAATACGATGAAAAAGATAATAAGATAGATGCTAAAAAAGCAGTAGCAAGAAGAAATCAAAGGAGAGCAGATTCAGCCACAGTAAAACCAAAAGATATGGGTAATATGTTAAAAGAATGGGCTGGTGATTAGATGGCAAAAGCAGGTGCAGCACGAGTATTTTTCGATGTAATAGGACAATTACAGTCGGAGAAGTTACTTGGTGATACTCGTGCCGCTATGGTAGTCCAAGAAGCGATTGTTCTTGATACAATAAGTAGTATCGCTGACACTTTTTCAGAAAGCACATCTTACATAATTGATGCCGTAAATAGTGTTACGGCGGCATTTTTTGAATTTGAAGAACAATTTGTAAGGGTTCGTAAATTCTATAACGCCGGAGAAGGCGAAGTTAGAGCATTCGCAGAAGCAGCACAAGAAATGGGTCACGCTTTCGCATTTACAGGTGCTGAATCTTTAGCCGCTGCAGCAAGAACGGCGCAGTTAAAGGCAGTATTGGGTTCCCAACTTGCAGTTATTGAGGCTACAAGACAGGGTCTATTGATGGCTCAAGTCGGTGAAATGGAAACCGAATTAGGTATGAATCGTTTTATTGCTTTAGCACAACAAACTCAATTCCTTATGGGCGGTCTTACTCAAGCCCAATATGATAACTTAACGGCAGAGCAACAGGCTAATCTTGTAAGAGAAGCATCAATACACGCCCTAAACCAACTTAACACAATTGAAAATACTTCTGTTGCTACAATGGAAGATATTACATTCGTTCTTAACCAATTCGCAAGTCAAGCGGATATTGCAGGTGAGTCAATTGGTGATATGGCCGCTATGTCTGCTTTGCTACTTGAAACAGGTGAAGAAGTAAGCAGGGCGGGAACAGGTCTGCGTATGATTTATCAGCGTCTCGGAAATGCAAATAACGAAGCAACAAAGGCTATTGCTGAATTAATTCCGGGTCTTGATGCTCAAGGAGTAGCGCAATTAAAATTAACTGATGTAATAGAAAGAATAACTCCAGCCTATAATGCTATGTCGGCAGAGGAAAAAAGAGCATTAGCAGTAAGTATTGCTGGTTCCCGTCACTATATCAAATTCCTAAAGATAATGGAAAATCAACATCGTCTAACACAGATGCAAACTGATGCTTTCAACACACTTTATCCCGCTATTGAAGAGTTTG